TGATCCAAACACTAAATAATCTTTAGGAGAACGGTTAGCAATTAACACGTCTAAAGCGTTATCAATGTTTGTTTGTTGTACTGTACCTAAAGTACCATTAACTAATGTAGAACCAAACATTTCAATGTATTTGTTCAAACCACGAGTTGTTTGTACCGGTCCACCACCATTTGAACCCTCTGTGTTAGCATCAGTTAAGATAGGGTTAGTATCGCTGAATGTTGTAACAGACATATCACCAGCAATAAATGCTGCGTTGATTTGACCTTTCAAACGGATTGCTTTCTCTAAGTGATCTTTAACGATGAATTTGTTTTGTCCGTTAAATTCTACTTCAATTGTTGCTGCGTTTTGAACGTCAGTGATTTTAGAGATTTCTCTAAAGATTTGATACTTGTTAGTATACTTAGTTAAACCGAAACGTAAGTTACTTTGAGAAACTGAGTTCTCACCTACTGCTACTGAGAACAAACTTAATTTGTCGCCAGCAGTCAAAGTAGCGTTAGCACCAGATACTGTTTTGATGTAAACTGTGTCTACACCTGAAGTTGTAACTACGTTAGTTACGATAGCTGAAATAGCTCCAGTTGGGATCAACACTAAATCATCTTTACGAGCTTGACCTGAAGTCGCTGCTGTACAAGTGAAGTTTAATGAAGTTGTACCAGAACCATTCACAGTACCACCAGTTGTATCTAACAACTTAAATAAACTTTCGTTTACAAAAGTGTAATACAAAGGTTGTCCAGTAGAGATAGGTTTTTTTCTATCTCCCAACCATAAAATGTCAGTTAGAGCATCTTCGTTTTGGATGTCTGTAACTAATTTGTTAATCTCTCTTGTGTCAAGCACTGGATCGATAGCGCTGACGTAGGATTTATTTATTGCACCTATACTTGCCATTGTTGCATTTTTTTATTGTGGTAAAATATTTTACCTGCCTAGTGTACCCACTTTGGCTCTATTTTTAATAGCCTCAGCGAATGACTCATTAGGTTGGGCAGGTGTGCTACCAATTGGTCTACGGGCGTTTTGCCCTTCCTCAACGATAGATTTCAATCCTAATGATTTTCCGTAGTTCACCAAGTCTTTCTCGTAGTTTGGATTCAGAGCTACTAATGCAATTTTTTGCAATTTAGCGACATCTGGGATTAATTTGCTAGGATCTGCCTCTTGCGGATTTACAGCTATTGCCCTTTGCCATTTTTCTGAGTCTAAAGCTACTGCCATCAAAGTTTCAGGTTTATCAACAGTGAAGTTGAACTTGCCATTATCTCCTAAATCTATTGCAACTCTCTTGCTGTCCATTAGGTTTTTAGTGGCTTCATGTTCCTTGAAAAATTGAAGTGCTTGTTGAACTCTTTCATTTTCTATTTTTTGCTGTTCAGCCATCCTTTCTTGAAATTGGTTCACCTCTTGTGAATTCATAACATCAGGGATCTGAAAAGTCTTTTGTTCCGCTATTCTTTTCTGTCTAATTAGTTCAGCATCAGCTTCTAATTGAATTGCTCCAATTTCTTTATCATCATCAGATGCAAATTCAGATTGTTTATACTTTGCTTGGTATAACTTTTCTATTTTATCATCTGACAAATGTGGGTATTGTAATTTTAATTCATCAAGAACTAAATCTTGGTGATTTACTGTTTCCCAATCAAATGCTTTTGCTTCTAAATATTTATAAGCGTCCCCTCCATTCTTTCTAAATTCTGCAAATTCAGCTAAGAAATCATCATAGCCTAATTCTTTTAAAATGTCTTTTGGGTTTGCCTTCTTTAATTCTTCCTTCCAATCAACAACTACTGCTGCCGCTTGGCCTTCTTCCCCTTCAGAATCCCCTTCTCCATCAAAACTTGGCATAGAAAAAGATGATTGATTATCTTCTAATGGTGCCTGTTCGCCTTCATCTTGGTTATTTTGTTCTAATACTACTTGCCCTTCTGCCGAATCTGCCTCTACCGGAGCTGGTGCTGCCGATTGAGATTCATATTCTTCAGGTGTTGGGATGCCAGAACTAACCTTATAGGTTGGTCTAGCCGGTTCTTGTTGCTGTGCGTTTTGTTCTTCTGTCATATATAGTTGATTTTCTTTACGAAATTATGCAAAATTAATTAAAAAAATAAATTTAATTAATTAATATGCTGGTCAAATTCTAAAAGCTCTTTAGTATATTCAGCCACTTTATATTTGGCTAATAAATCTCCGTAATGACCTACTGCCTTTACTTGAATTGTAACAAATTGCTGTAAGAAAATGCCTACTGCGCAATCTTCTTCGTCAGCTTGCTTATAAAGCTCTTTGTACATATTTAATACATCTAGTTCTGTTTCATAACCAATTTCTAGTGCATCGCCAATTGTTTCAATCTTATCTTTTATAGCTTCTATTGCAGGAACTTCAGCAAGATCGCCCATGTCATTCATAAAATCAACGATGATTTGATAATGCGTTAATTCTTCTGCACTTTCTGCTAAAAAATATTTCTGACTACCAAAGTAACCTAGCTTTTGCAATTGATTAGCTAAATCCTTCCATAAGTTAGATTGGTATAATTCCGTTTGTAGTGCCTCTTGCAAACCTTTTTTCATGTTTGCTGATAATAAAGACTTTACCATTTTATTTTTATTTTGGTGTTTGTATTTGTTTCTTTTCACTTACTACTATTCTTGCATCTGCTTGAATTCTTTGAGCAATAACTTTTGCTTCTTTTTGAATTTCAGCCTCTTGAATATCTTTATCCTTCTTGCCCATTTGAATTATGTAATCCCATTGCTTTTCAGCATTTATACGAGCAATATCGACTTGTAATTGAGTTTCCAATGTAACGCGCTTCTCTTGTTCTGCCACTTGAGTTGCCATAGCATTACCTTGAGATGCTTGTTGAATTTTTTGCAATTCAAATTCTTGCAATTTCTCTCTGCGCTTCTTAATTCTATAAGCTAAAATCATAGATGCCATCTTTAAATTCTTGGTACTCATTACCAAAATCTTATCTTCTGGCTCTATTAATCCTTGACTATCTCGTATATTTAATTCTTGTATTAACTGCTGTCTTTCAAAGTCAGAAGGCACATCTTGAATAAAGATGCCAAACTCGTGAATTGAAATATCAGGATTAATTTTAAAGAATTTAACAGTTTCATCACCTAATGCTCTTGCATAACCTTCCACCTTGCCTAGTTTTACTGCAATTTGAACTTTGCTCACAATAGCGTCAGCTAATTCTTGTATCAATTGCTTGTCTGCAAAACTTAATAAGTATAAAGCATTATTAGTGCTTTCCATAGCTGCGTTTGCAACTGGTACTAATGTTTTAGCATTTGGAGTAGATCCGTCTGTTAATTCATTTAAACCTGATACTTGACGCATCATGTCTAAAGTATTCTGTAACTCTTGATACAACTGACCAAATACTGCTAATTGCCCTGACGCTTCAATTGAAACAGGCTTATAGTTAGGGTTTTGGCTTAAAAGATCTGTTGATCTGTATGGTACAACAAAGTTTGAAAAAATAAAATCCATAACCTTAGTCGGGTCCATTTTGCTTCCACCTCCACCAAAGTCAACTCCTTCTAATGCATTTAAGTCAATATTAATTAAATATGGTATCAACTTATTTGACATATTTTGCAGCTTAAACCAAGTAAGACTTGCCTTATCTTCAAGTGGGATAAGTCTTTCTGTAATGCCTGCAAAGCGCATCTTATAAAAATTCCAAGAGTATAACTGAATATTCAATTTAGTATCCCACCAACTTGATGGCTTTCTAATTTGATTTTCTGACATACCCCAATCGTACATATAGTCTGTTTGGATAAGCCATTTACACTTGTAAACAACTTTACGAGTAACAGGCATAAATACAGGTTCTGCTTGACCTTTCATAGAAAAATCAACCATGTTAGGGATAGTTCCCATTTTTTCAATAACACCTTCTTTGGTTACTGCAAGTTTGGCTGCGTCCTGATATTTAGTTTTACCAAATCTTACATTACCTCTATTATCTACTTCTTCTTTATAAGTATAATCATTCCAAGATAAACATTCAAAATCTAATACAAGAACTTTAAATCTGTTCCAATATTTAGAATAATCTGTTCCGTACATAAAATTAGAAGGATTACC